TGATATCTATGATATTTTATTAAATAATATTAAAAACAATCAAAAATCTTTGAAATATTATAAAGATCAATATAAAATTATACCTATAGAACTAGTTAAACAAAATCTATATTTTGAATTAGCAAGACCTATACAATCTGGTTTTAGATGGGAAAAAATATATAATAGATTGGAACTACTAAATAAATTTTATCCAACAGAAAAGAGCGTTGAAATTTTAAAATGTATTCCTATTAAGAAAGAGTATTCTGGTATTGTAAAAGTTTTACTAGAGTATATCAAAAATAACAAGATACCTATAATAGATAGTTATTCTATTAAAATTTATAATGATTGTTCCTATTGTTGCTATCGTTTAACAGAAAATTCTATATATATTACTATATTGGTGAAAAACATTATAGAATCTTTTAATGATATTAAGAATATACTAAATATTAATAAAAGCATATATGATATTAAAGTATTAAAGAAAGGTATTAACGCATATAATCTATATAGAGAATATGATATTAAAATTATAAATAAAAATACTAAACAGCATTTTAATATTGCTAGAATTATTGAAATAAAAAATCAATGTTTTTCAATAACTTCTAAAAATAATTTTATCTTAGGAAGCATAGACACGTGTCTTTATTTCTTATATTATAATTATGTTAAAAATAAAATATATTATAACAATAACTCAGAAGCGGGCGAGAATATTTATTACATTAATCAATACGAAAACAATATAATTGATACTGTTAAAAATAATATAAACGATAGGCTTAAAAAAAATTGCTTTGGTGATATTGATTACGAAGACGAATTAAAAAATATCTGGAATAAACGCTTAACTCTCGAATATCTATAATTCTTTCAGTTAATCCTTTTTATTTTTATCATATTCCATTTTTTGAAATATATATTTAATACTTTCATCAATATCATTATCTAATTCAAAGCATGTATCTGCTTCTATTGTACTTCGAGAATCATTATCACTACTATCATCGTCTGTATCATTTATCTCGGTATTCGCAGCATTCGCAGCATTCGCAGATAAATTCGATATTTTATTATTGATATCTTCTATATCTTTGGCGGGGCCATCTGGTTGAATACTATAATTATCGTCGTGTGTATTTTTTTGTTTTGATAATTCATAAGGATCTTTGTCGGGATCGCTGCTATCTTCCGTGTTATTACCGCTTGTATTGCCATCACTACATTCGTAAATACTATAGTCTACTATAATTATATCTTTTTCATTATCAAGAATGATCTTGTCGCTTCTATTTAGATTATCAATAAACTCAATCATTCGAATTTTTTTAATTTTTTTCATATTTAATTTATCATTATCTATGAGAAGTTTAATGGCCTGACTTTGCATACTAATAATAACATCATCATAATATGGCAATATACAATTTAAACATAAATAAAATGATACAAGAAAATTATAATAGACTGTACTATAATTGTTAAAAATATTTAATCGCATTGTAAAGTTAGTGTAATTATTTATAATATAATCATTTATCCATATATATTTTTTTTTATAGTATACACACATATAGTTAATTTAAAAGATTCGTCTACAAGTTTATTTAATATATTAAGATTCTTATCGCGTATTTTTATAGTAAATCTTGTGCAATTTTGTTCTATAGGATTTAATGTGTATACTGTAGGATCAGTCCAGTTAGAACTTGCTAATGAATAAAAATTTCTAAATTTACTTAAAGCATTTGTACGATAATCTGCGTGATTATATGATATTGCCTCAAAATATTTATGGGTATTAAATGTAGTCGCAGTATTTTTATAAGAAATAATTCTATCATAATTATTCAATTCAATATAATATATATCATCATAATCTAAAGTTCTATTGCCATTTTTACTATTTAATACTATAGATGTGTCTATTATCTTGACACTTGATATATTTTTAATAGGATTTTCAAATTTTATATAAAAATCAAATTCATTTACTGAGTTATATATTCCATTTGCTGAATCTAAAAGTATCATTTGTTTATCATATTCGGAAGTATTATTTAAATCTACTATCATACCTTAAAGCACTCTTTATATTATTATTTTATTTTTATTTATACTATTATATCCCAGATATCCTACTACATCTTATTTTATAGATTTCATGTTAAATTTTATAAATAAATCCTTTATATTCATTATCATATAGTATATTTATTTTTATAAAAATATATAAAGATTTTATATATAATATATGTATAAGAAAAAAGAATAACAGGTATAATGACAGATTGCAAAGATATTGCTGCGGGTTTTGACATTGGAACTACTACTAGTTGTGCCGCTATCTGGATTAATGACAGAGTTGAGATTATTCCAGATACTCAAACTGGTTCACGTATCATTCCTTCTTATGTATCATTTAGCGATGAAGAAAAACTCGTAGGAGATGCGGCAAAAAATCAATCAACTATGAACCCTAAGAATACTGTATATGATACTAAACGTCTTATTGGTAGGAAGTTTAGCGACAGCGTGGTTCAGGATGATATTAAACTATGGTCTTTTAATGTTACGGGCGATTCAAATAATAAACCTCTAATCAATGTTAAATATAAGAAAGAGGATAAGAGTTTCCATCCTGAAGAAATTTCAGCAATGGTCATTCAACGTCTTAAAGAAACTACAGAATCATTTCTTGGTCATCCTCTTAAAAAAGTAGTTATCACTGTACCTGCTTATTTCAATGATTCGCAAAGACAGGCGACTAAAGATGCTGGGGCTATTGCTGGTCTAGAGGTTCTTCGTATTATTAATGAGCCTACCGCTGCGGCTATTGCTTATGGTTTGGATAAAACAGATGATAAAAAAGAGCGTAATATTCTAGTATTTGATTGTGGTGGTGGTACTCATGATGTATCTATTCTAACGCTCGATGGTGGTATTTTCGAAGTCAAAGCAACAGGCGGAGATACTCATCTTGGTGGTTCTGATATTGATAACATCATTGTTGATTACCTATGTGATGAAATTAATAAAAAATATAAAAAGGATGTTCGTGAAAATGCACGTGCTCTTAAGCGTCTAAATATTGCTGCGGAAAAGGCTAAAAAGAATTTGTCATCTTCTACAACTACAACTATTGAAGTAGATTCTCTAATTGACGGTGTAGATTTTAACACAACTCTTACACGTGCTAAATTTGAATCGCTGGCTGATAAAGTTTTCCAACGAACCCTCGAACCTCTTGATCGCCTTCTAAAAGATGCTAAAATGGCCAAAGGAGATATTGATGAAATTGTATTGGTAGGTGGTACTACACGTATTCCGCGAGTACAAGAACTACTTTCAGCATATTTTCACGGAAAACAACTTAATAAATCACTAAATCCAGATGAAGCAATCGCATATGGTGCTGCTGTACAGGCATCTATTCTAACTGGACAAGGAAATAGTAAAACAAGTGAACTTCTTCTTCTAGATGTTGCACCCCTATCTCTAGGTATTGAAACTGCGGGTGGAGTTATGACTAAAATCATTGAACGTAATACTACTATTCCTACTAAGAAATCACAAGTATTCTCTACATATTCAGACAATCAGCCAGGTGTAGATATTAAAATCTATGAAGGTGAAAGAGGATTTACTAAAGATAATAATCTTCTAGGAAGTTTCCATCTTGATGGAATTCCGCCAATGCCTCGCGGACAAGCACAAATTGAGGTATCATTTGATATTGACGCTAATGGTATTATGAATATTGCCGCTGAAGAAAAATCTACAAAGAAAACTAACAATATTACTATTACAAATGATAAAGGGCGTTTGTCTAAAGAGCAAATTGAAGAAATGATTAAAAAAGCAGAAGAATATAAAAATGAAGATAATAAGCAAAAGGAACTAATTGAAACTAAGAATGGTCTTGAAAATTATCTATATAATCTAAGAAACTCTATGTCTAAACGTGCTGATTCGCCACCAATTCTAGATGAAGTTAAAAAAGAACTTGACCCTATTATTGACGAGGGTCTAAAATGGTTTGAAGAAAATGGAAGTTCTGATGTTGAAGTATATAAAAATAAACAAAAGGAACTAGAAGAAAAAGTAAATCCGCTAATGCAAAAATTGTATAGTCAGGGAATGCCCGGAGGAATGCCCGGAGGAATGCCCGGTGGAATGCCCGGTGGAATGCCCGGTGGAATGCCCGATGTAGAAGAAGAAGATGATGGAGATTCTGGTGATGCGGAAGATGTAGATGATGATTCTAGTGATAAAAAGAAGTCAGATGTTAAGATTGAGGAAGAACTAGATTAAGATATTAAGATATTATGATTTATTTATTAGATAACATAGCAAATAAACCAATCATGGCAAGTAATATTACAATGCCAATATAACAGGCTAATATAATATTATAAATCCAATAAACTTCACGTCTTATATCTTCGCTACATTCGCAATTTAATTCTTTTAATTTATTGATAAATATTATAACAATAACTATATTAATTACTGAAAATATAAAAAACACTGATTTTATAGCCGAATATATACCATATAAAGGATTATGTACTAATTCAAAAGGCAATATATTACCTGTGTACAAATAAATATTTAATAGAAGATCTATAGATATTATTACTATATTGAAATACAAATAGTATTTGATATAAGTACGCATATAACTTTCACTGCAAGCACAGTTCATAGTGTCTAGTTTATTTATCCATAATAAAGCATTGACATTTATAATTAATATTATTATACTTAAAACTATAGTCATCATTATGATATTAAATATCATTGTAGATACCTTAAATTTATTATTTAAACTATTTTGATTTTCTATTTTATCTAATCCTTCCATTAAAGGAGATTTAATTATATTCAATTCGCTAGATTTTAGTTTGCTTGATTTAGCCTTGGATTTTACAGATTTAGATTTCGCCCCTGTTTTTTTTGCCATATCTACTAATATAAGATATAAATATTTAATTAGATATAATAATAATGCAGGGATTAGCAAATTTAGGATTCACTTGTGCTATTAATAGTTTAATACAAATAATATGTCGCAATGACTTAATGAGAAACACTATTTTAGATTATAATGTTAATGACGATTCTTTATTACATAATTTAAAAGAAATAATTATTTTAATGCATGTAGATAATAAATCTATTGTACCTAAAAAATTTGTAGGTAAAATATATAATTTGTTTGGAAATATATTTAATTACGGCGAGCAAATTGATATAACCGAATTATGGATATTTATGAATCAGCAAATTATCGCAGAAATTAATGAAGAATCTATATATTATAAATTAATATTAGATTTTGACATGATTAAAAACCATAATTATAATATTATAAATGGATCTTTCTATGATACCGAAATAGATTATAAAAATGCTCTTCTAAATAGCCCATTTTT